GAACAGGACTTGGCAATCCTTATGTCCGGCATCGTTCGCGTGCTCGGGGCCTGCCGGGAGATGCCGCTGGAACGGCGCTTCCAGCTCGTGCCCGATCACCGGGGACGGCTGCTGGCATGGGAAAAGGCCGAAACAAACCCGAAGCCCTTCCTTCAGGCGGCCATGCTGTCGCACTGGACCATGAAGGGCTGGGAATAAAAGGAGAACCTATGGACACGGACAAAAAGGCGAAAAACGCCTCCCCGCCCCCCGGGACGCTCATCTACCTCGGGCCGACCTTCCGCCAGCCTGTGCTGCTCATGTACGGCAGCGTATTCCGGGGCGGCATTCCCAAACATTTTGGGGAACTCTTCGCTGATCCCGACGTCAAGGCCTGCTTCCTCCCGCTGGACAAGGCGGGCGAGGCCCTGCGCGGCATGCGGGAAAAGAAAGGCTTCTTCACAACCCACGAGCGCGTCAGGCGCAACCACATCAAGGGGTAACCATGTACAATCACGGCGTCTACTGGGAAGAGACCGCCACCGGCATCGTCGCGCCGGTGCGCGTGGACGTCTCCCTCCCGGTCATCATCGGCACGGCCCCGGTCCATAACCTGCCCGAAGGCACGGAACGGCCCGTCAACAAACCGCTGCTCATCTTCTCGATGGCGGAATTCACGGCCCAGCTCGGCGCGCCCGGCGAGGACGAAACCGGCTTCACCCTGCACGAAGCCGCCAGCGTCTACCTGTCGCGCTACGGGGTGGCCCCCATCGTCTGCATCAACGTCTTTGACCCGGCGAAGCACGCCGCGCCCGCACAGGGCGAAACCCCGGCCAAGCCCGACGTCTCCAAGGTCACGAAGGCCGACGTCATCGGCGGCATCGACGCTTCCACCGGAAGCCGCACCGGGCTGGAACTCGTGGAGGAAGTCTTCCCCCGCTTCGGGCTGGTCCCCGGCCAGCTTCTGGCCCCCGGCTTCTCCGACGACCCGGCGGTGGCCGTGGTCCTCGGTGCGAAGGCCGCGAACATCAACGGCCACTTCAAGGCGACCGGCCTTGTCGATGTCCCGGCCAGCGTGGCCAAGTACACCGACGTCCCGGCATGGGTGAAGGACAACAACCTCACCGACCCGGCCCTGCAGATCTTCTTCGGATCGCCGGTCTTCGGCAACGCCGTCGAGCACGGCTCCGTGCATCTGGCCGCCACGGTCGCCAGCCGCGACGCCGACAACGAGGGCGTGCCCTACTGGTCGCCGTCCAACCGCCGGATGCTCTGCAACGGCCTGACCCACGCGGGCAGGGAACTGGCCCTCACCCCCTCCGAGGCCGCCTACCTCAACGGGCAGGGCATCGTCACCGGGCTCAACTTCACCGGCCAGATGACCGTCTGGGGCAACCGCACCGCCGCCTACCCCGCCGTCACCGACGTGAAAGACACCTTCATCCCCGTGCGCCGCATGTTCAACTACATCGGCAACACGCTGGTGCTGACCGCGTGGCAGTTCACCGATTCACCCCTGCGCCGCCGGTTCATCGAACAGATCTGCGACTCGTTCAACCTCTGGCTCAACGGCCTCGCGGCCCGGGAATACATCCTCGGCGGCAAGGTGGCCTTCCTCCCCGGGGAAAACCCGAGCACCGACCTCATCGACGGCACCGCCCGGTTCCACGTCTTCATCGCGCCCCCGCCCCCGGCCCGGGAAATCCGCTTCACGCTGGAATACGACCCGTCCTACCTGACCAACCTCTTCGCCGAGTAAGGAGACGCCATGAACCTTCCCTCCGCAAACGTCATCCCCGACAAGCTCATCAACGCCAAAGTCTATATGGAAGGCAGCTCCGCCCTGCTCGGCGTGGCCGACATCGAGCTGCCGAGCCTCGAATACGTCACCGAGTCCATGAGCGGGCTCGGCATCGCCGGGGAACTGGACACGCCCGTCATCGGGCACTTCAAGGCCATCAGCCTGAAATTGAAATGGAATACGGTGAACGAGAACGCCGTCACCCTGCTCGCGCCGAAAACGCACCAGCTCGACGTCCGGGCCAGCGTGCAGAAGTTCGACGCCGGGAACGGCGAGTTCGGCACCGACGCCGTGAAGCTGGTGGCCCGCACCGTCCCCAAGAAATTCGGCGTCGGCAAGGCCGAACCGGGCAAAAAAATGGATTCGGAAACCGAGCTTGAGGTCAACTACCTCAAGCTCTCTCAGGGCGGCAAGGAACTGGTGGAGATCGACAAGCTGAACTTCATCTGCACCATCGCCGGAACCGATTACCTCGCCCAAGTCCGCGGCGACCTCGGCATGGAGTAACCCAATGGAAAAGACCGCGAAAATCGCGCTCCGGTATCCGGCGCAGCTTTCCGACCGTACCTTGTCCTCCATCACCATGCGCCGCCCCACCGTCGGCGACATGCTGGACTACCCCATCAAGAACGGCGGGCTCGACGAGGAGGCCGCGCTCGTCGCCGCCCTCACCGGGCTGCGCCCTGAAGACCTGCGCGAACTGGACATGGAGGATTATGAGCGGCTGCAGGACCAGCTCCTCACGTTTCGGGGCCAGAAAAGACCCGGACGGGACACTGGAGAAAGGGCTGCGGATGCTGGCGGTGAGCCTGTCCCGGCTGACCCGGTGGCCCCTGCGGGACGTGCTGGCGCTGACGCCTGACGAAGCCGAGGCTTGGCTGGACACGGCCTGCGAGCTGGAAAAACGGAGCTCCGCCTAGCGTGACCCTTTCATCAGGTGGAGGACGACCAGCAGCACAAAGGCCGTGACCAGCCCGGCGTCCAGCGCCGCCGTCCATGTCGGGGCGTCGAAGAACCACTTTCGGGCGCAGGTCACGGCGGCGGCCACGGGAATCACCCACGGGAAGGGCCGCACGGCCTTTCCCGCGTACACAAGGGCCATGAAGCAGAGCCCGGCAAAAACGCCGTGCCCCGCCGCCTCCGGCCAGCTCGCGGTGTCGAGGAACCACTTGTCGATACAGGCGGCTATGGCCGCAACGGGAACAAACAGCGGCCACCAGCTCGCATACTGTTTGGCCATCAACTCTTGGTAGGTTTTCATGAGCACTTCTTTTGGCGTGACGTTTGCTGTGGGGGCTGCGGTAGGGGCCTCCGTCGCTTCCGCCTTTACCACGGTTTCCTCCCGCGTCAAAGGGCTCAAGTCTGATCTCAAGGGCCTACAGACCGTTTCCCAAAAATCAGGGGCACTGGTTAAAGCCAGCGCGGAACTTGAAGCGGCTCGTGCCCGTCTCAATGCTGGACCGCTCCTCCCCGAGACCAGAACCAAGCTGACCGGACAAGTGCAAGCCTCCGAGCGGGCTTTCAAGAGCGCGGAGCGGGCGGCAAAAAAATACGGCGTCACCGTCGAGAACATGGCGAAGGCACAATCCGAAACGGCAGCGGCCATCGGGCGCACCGAGGCCGCCCTCGGACGCCAGCAGCAAATGCTGGCCAACCAAGCCAAACGGAAAGAATACCACGGGCAGATCATGGAGACTGTGGCCACAGCCGCCGCGGTGGTCGCCCCGGTCAAGCTCGCCATCGACTACGAAAGCAACTGGGCCGATCTCAAAAAGGTGGCCAATTTTGCCAAAGATGACGACGAAAAACGGATTAAGCAGGACATCTTCTCCGTTTCGGAACGGACTGGGCTCGGCCCGAACGAAGTCACCAAGATAGCCGCTGCCGCCGCCGAAGCGAGTGTGGCCAACGGTGCGGACGGCAACCTTGATCCTGAAAAAATGAAGAGATTCCTCAACGACACCGCCGAAATGGCTGTTGCCTACGGCATTACGGCTGAGGAGGCCGGGCAACGTCTTGCCGTCTACCAGTCGCGCATGGAGCTGACGGCGGAGCAGACCCGCGGCATGGGCGACGCCATGAACTATGTGGCTTCGAAGATGAATGCCACGGCTGCGGATACGTCTTCGGTTGTTGCCCGTATGGGCGCATTGGGCCGTACCGCAGGGCTGTC